CTAATGGCTGTAACGTCGTAAAGTATAGGTTTAAGGCAATATCGTTGTACGCAAGTATATTATCAAAGCAATCGATTAAAAGCTCCTGAAACGGTCTTATAACGGTATTGTCCATTAATAAAGATGCCGTCTTAATCTCTTCTGAATTACTAGAGAAACCTGTGCTTGTTCTAATTCCTAATAAAAAAGGCGAAACAACCCTATGTGCAACTTGAATCTTAGATTGTGCCTCTTCTGATAAAAACTGATATTGGTTATGTGCGTCGCTTAATTGTACTGGCGTTATTTCTGCCGAGCTTTCTTTATTATCGTTAAATGCAAGGATAAATTTACCTGCATTACTAGATCCTGAGAATTTTCGAGCAATCTTACTTTCGATTAAAGCACGTTCCTCTTGGTTCGGTGTTCCATTATTAAAATTGATCAGCATACTAGGAGCTAATCCATTCATTATATTGTTTAAATGGTAGTTAGAAACCTCCTCTTCTAGTTCGGCGTACTGCAAACCTCCCTGATAATCGACAGGAGAGTAATAGTAAAAGCCAGACTTGTAAGGTTTAATGTAGTATATCTCAATATCCTGATTTGACATACCGTATGCGGGTATTCTTAGAGGCGTATCGCTTCTTTTTATGTTAGCCCAGTCCTTAAAATAGTAATACGCAGGTATATCGCCGTCGTCATTACACTTCTCAGCTCTAAGCGTCTCTATTGGCATGTGTTCTAATTGAGCAATCTTCTTTCTGCCCTTAGCATATATAACCTGAACAGCACATTGACCCATTAATTTAAGATCATAACATAGTTTTCTAACTACATCCTTCTTAAACAGAGAGATCATCTGAGCGTACTCGTTAGGCTTTCTATTCGCATCAGTAGCGTTAAGCCCTTTGCCGTAGATCGCTTGGCTAATACCGTTTATTGCAGCGTTATTCGTAGGACTTCCATTATACCTGTCGATTAAGTATTGAAAATAGTTGTTATCTGCCCCGTATTCGATCCACTCTTCGCCGTTGACCTCTTTAATTACTGGACTTGTATATGTGCTGAGGTTTACAAAACCAAACTCTGATACTTTTGACGCTCGTGACTCTTTCTTAAACTGTCCTTTGTCGTTTCTTAATCTTGTTTTTTTCATCTAACTGTATAAGTGTTATCAAAGCCGTTGTAAAAAGTGTATTGGTCTTTGTTTAATTTGTAATAGTCGTTTTGATTTAACTGATCGACGTCTTGATCTGTGCAGAATATCTTGTCATTAAAAATATCTACTACTTGACCGTCGTCTGTATTCCATTTGACATCATATAATTGCCAAAGGCTATAATTAGTGTTCCAAAAATTATAATCAATAAACAGCTTTAGATCAAAGAAATGATTTTCAACTAAAACAGGATTAAAAGTAGCGTTAAAAGTCAGGTAGTTTCCTACTGTCGCTATTGAGTTCCCTGCCGTCGTAATATCGTAGTTCTTAACTACGTTAGTACTGTCATCACGAACGGTCATCGTATAGGAATTAGCGTATTCTCTTGGAATAACTTTTATTACTTGAGCTTGTGCGGATGTTGTTAAGATTATCATACACTTATATAACGTAAAAAATGACTGAATTTGTAAAATTAACTATAACAAAAAAAAAGCACCCCGTTAAGAGTGCTTAATTTTATAATCAAAAAACTAAAGATTATGGTGTTGGTGGTGCAGTCAAAGTCGGATCGATTTGACCTGCCGAAGATGTCACAGCCGTAGTTAAAAAGTACGGTGCTCTCTCTTCCATTCCTTCCATAGTAATCGTAAAGCCTGACAGATCTCCTGCCGCAGCTCCTGTTACTACAGTTCCGCCTGTTAGTTCCATTCCGTTTTCAAATCCACATAGGAAACTGTTTCCGTAGTAATCTTCAACGACAACGTAAGGTCTTGCTACAGCTACTGTTTGTAACTCTGCCTGAGTCTTAGCGTCTAAGAAAGTAAGCGTTAAATTTAATGTTTGTGTATAAAAAGTTGTCCCGTTTTCTCTAGATGACGTCACAGTCGTTTCTAAACTTGAGTTCCCTTTTACATCGTATTCGTACCAAGTAGGCGATCCTGCCAAAGCAGTAACCTCTTTAGTAGTGGCGTCAATAGTTACTCCAGTAATCGAACCAAAGTCAGCTAAAAACACAGTCTTTATGCCTCCAAAGGCACTTTTACATGGGACTTTACGTCCAGTATTTAATGTACAAGCCATATTATTTTATTGTTTTAAATAGAAAAGGGCAGGCAGAACCCACCCCTTTAAATTTGATTAGTTAATTATTTTAAGCGTATTCTACAAGATCAGATGCGATTCCGAATTGTACTGCACTTGTAAAACGCATTACCATTCTCACATTGTTACTCGCATCCAAATCTGCCATGTCTAAAACCTTAACGACATTTGTATCGTTTAAAATTCCTGTTCCAAAATATAGGTTGCTACGTTGAGCAGCGAACATTTTGTTAGGGCTTATACCTGGACAAACAAATATCTTAACTCCATTTACGCTTAAAGATCCGTTGTTCCACCATTGAGTACCTTGGTTGTTTACACCATTCGCTCCTAGACCTGCTGCTGCAAATCCTCCTAATGCCTGAACATAAGCTTTTGCTGTTCCAGACGGAATGTAAATAAATAGATCCTCTTTACCATATAATTGAGATGGAATTGCGTCTACTACTTTAGATAATTCAGCGATTACATTTGCAGCGGTTATTGCACCTGCAGCAATTTGTTGACCTGCTGGAATATCTCCTGCTGCTGCTGATGCTGCAATTAGCTTTTCAAACCCATCAAAAGAGTTATTAGTTCCTGCCGCTGTGTCTCCTCTCCAAATACATAACTCAGTATTTTGTGCTACTTCTGCCGCTACGTGAGCGATCATAAAGTCAGAGAATTTTGGAGGTAAAGTTTGACCTAAACCGTAGCCCATTTGTTGTGCCTCCCAATCGTTTACGAAATCATACTTACATAACTGTAGGTTTACTTGCAATTCAACTGGTTGGATAATTCTCTCTGTAAGTGTTACAGAAGAGTTAGGTACAAAGTCACATCCTGCTGCAGTTACTAATGCTCCTGTTGCTAGTTTCTTAATTACCTCTTTGTAAGCGATGTTCGCTTTTACTGTTAATCCACCATCATCGATAGTAGATGCAGACAATAATGCCGCTGCAATATACTCGCCTGCAAATTCCCCTGCATACGTTGTAGTAATATTTACCGCAGTCGCTAGTTGTACGTTTTTTAGATTGCTCATTTTTTTATTTGTTTAATTTATTTAATACTCTGTCTAATGTTGTTGAAAATTTACCTTTCCCAAATTCTACTCTTGTTTTCTGAGCTGTTTCAGATTCAGGATTGTGTTTGATTGGCTTAGCTGCAGCTTCCGAAAACTCTTCTTTAACTGTTCTGCTTTTTAAAGAATTAGAGTCGTTTGACAAGTCCTCTTCTTTAGGTGCCATCATTTCTTTGATTTCGTCGATAGTCGCTTTAATCTCTCCTATTGCAGAAGAAAGCTCTTCTCTTGTAACATAGCCTAAGTCCTCTTTGTCATCCTTTTTTTCGTCCTCTTCAAGATCTTCTGTAATTTCTTTGCCCTCTTCGCTTTCCTTTTCAGGAACTTCGTCTGACACTTCTCTTACGTCTCCAATCATACCCTCCTCAGATACAACTACCAACCTACCATCTTCAAGTAAATACTCGCCGACTGGCATAGCTACTTTCTCATCGTCTGTAACGATAAAGATTTCTTTTCCCTTTTCAAAGGATTCAGCACTTACTATAGTGCCATTCTCTAGCTTTGTCTCTTCAAGTTTTACCTCGATGTTTAAAAGCGTCTTAATTTGATTGATCATTTCGTTTGATTTCATATTATATATATAACGGTTAAAAAATTAAAATTTGTATTTTCTATCAGGTTCTTGTGATAACTCCGATGCCTTGTGCCCTTACAGATCCATCACAACAAGATCTAGAATAAGTGTTCGAGTCCCAACATAAACAAGCCCTACCACTATTAGTAGGCGATGTTCTGCTAGGTATAAAAACCCCATCATTCCCTTTTTTATTTCTTGGCATCCTGAGTAGTTAAAATGTTTATTATTTCTTTTATTAATTGATCTTCTTTTGAAAAATCTTCCTGTATTTTCTCTTTAGGGCTTTCCATTTTATCTGCAAAATATCCTTCAATAGAGAAACCTTTAACCTTGTTAGTCTTAACATATTCATTCCAGATCTCTTCATTATTTACTTTTACAGCTCCCATCCAAGTTCCTACAGGCACGTCTAATCCATATTTTCTAGACTTGTCTTGCACCTTATCTTCAACAATCCAACTCTCGACTAGCGTCAAACCCTTCAATGCCTGATCGTGTTCAAGAGTCGTACTGTTTTGATACCCGTTTCGCAGGTACATTTGAGATGCTTTTACTATTGTGTCTTTAGAAAAGAAAATGTAGTATTCGCCTTCGTCACTTTTTCTGTATATTGGTTTATTAGGAATCAATAAAGCTCCCAATAAAATTCTTTTTTCCTTGTCAATTTCTGCTAATTTGATTTCCTGATTATTTAAAGCCACGAAATCAGACTCTATTGCAGGGCTTTCTACGATTGAGATCGCTTCTATGCCACCCTCTTCTTGTTCTTCGTCAAGTATTAGTTCTACTATTCTCATATATATATAACGTTTTAAATTGAAAAATTTGTTAATCTATTGTAGCTCCTGTCACAATATTACGTTCTAAACTCTGTGCTGACGTGACATCATTCGCTACTACATAAGTTTGTATCGGTTGCTGACTCTGACTTCCGATGGCGTCTGCTAGTTGACTTGTGTCTCCTGCTCCTACCGTATTAAACGCAGGAGGTACTGATTCCGCAGGAGGTGTAGGTGCTGCCGTTGACGGCGTTGGCAAGTTTGGCTTAGGTACAGACCCTCCTTCTCCTATCGCACTTAATCCTTTAGATGTAGCTGCTACTGCTGATGCGATTCCTAACCCTGCATTAATAGTATTTAAAGTAACCCATGGCTGACCTACTGTAAGCGGAAAAGCAGCGACGGCTTTAGCGTTTGCCACCCCAGTATTAACCGCAATTTTAGCTATTGACGCAGCACTTTCTGCTATTAATAAAGCCTTTTGTACTTTTTTGTTTTTACCTGCTAATCCTTTTAAAACATTAATTCCATTTGAAACAGTATCTAAAACCGCATTTTGAAGTGTCGCTTTCGCCTCAGCTTCTGCTGTAGCAATAGCTACTTTCTTATCTGCAAAGCTCTGCTCTAATATTAACCTGTCTGCATCTGAAATTGTCTTGTCTTCTTTTAGTAGATTCTCTCTGTCTGTAATTAATTGGCGTTGTGCGTCAAAACTTAAAAGCTCCTCTTCGTCTTTTAAAGCTAATTCTTCTGCCGCCTTTTCAGATTCCTCTGCTTTTTTGGTTGCGTCTTGCTCATCAAATACAACCTGTTGATCTGCTAGTGCTAATCTCTGAGCCTCTCTAAGCTCTTTAACTTTCTCGGTCTCTTTTCCGTAAAACTCTTCTGCCAGTTTGATCTTGTCATCATAATCCAGTTTAATTACGTTTAGCTGTTCTTGTCTTCTCTCAGCGTCTGTATCTATTAAACCTTTTCTAATCGATTCTATTGCCTCAGCTTTTGCTGCTTCAATGGCGACCTCTTCTGCTGCAGCTTCGGATTTAAACGCTATTACTTGACTCGTAATTTCTCTTTGCTTTCCTAAACGGGCTGTTTCCAGATTTATTAGGTTGGCTTTTAAGTTCGCCTCCTCTTCTAGATCCTCTTTTGTAGAGTCTCCTAGTGCGTTCTCTGCCTGTTTTGCGTCTAATCTTAGCTGAGCAGCCTTTATTTCTTTTTGCGTTATCTCTTCCTCTAATCTGCCTGCCTCTTTTAAAAACTCAATCCTTTCCTGCGTCGAA